TCATCAGATGTGAAATCTTACTCCTTGACAGACCTGTTTTGATTTCATAGGCATTTATAATCGACTCCTTGACTTCGTTCAAGAAATCAATCCCTTGCTCTAATTCCGAAGCCTCGCCGTAAAGCATCATGGACGGATTATGTATCATCAGCATCGCAGTAGGTGACATTTCAACCATATCGCCCGACATTGCAATCACCGATGCCGCGCTTGCCGCGATACCGTCAATCTTGACTGTGATTTTGCCCTTATGCTCTTTCAAAGCCGTGTATATCTCCGATGCAGCAAAGCAGTCGCCGCCGGGTGAATTGATGAACACCGTCAAATCTCCACTGTACTGACTAAGCTCGTTTTTGAACATCTGCGGTGTCACATCATCGCTGTACCAAGACTCAGACGCAATTGTTCCATTTAAAAAAAGCACATTTTCTGTGCTTTCCTTGTCTTCGTCTATTTTATTTGTTACCGTTTTAAACTTCCAAAATTTATTCAACCTTTTCACTTCCTCCTTCTCCGGCAGACTTTACGTCCGCGATAGATTTCATATTTCCGTTACACATATATGTGTTGCCGCCCGATTCATCGGGTATCAAATTCATATCCTCAAGCTCTCTGACATCATTCGGTGACATAAATCCGTTCTGAATACCGACCGCATAACCGTTCATACGGCTTTGAAAATCACCTCTAAGCAAGCCGTCAACATTGAATTTTACAAAATATTTCTGCTGTTCCTCCTCTGTCAAAAGCTGCTGAAATATGCTTTGCTCAATTCTCACAAGCCAAGGTCGGATTGTGTTCGTTACAAAATCAAGTGACTGCTGTTCAATATTGTTGAAGCTTGACTTCTCAAGGTCGGCAATCATATGCGGCGGCACACGGAAAATACGGCAGATTTCATTCACCTGAAACTTTCGTGTTTCAAGGAACTGCGCCTCATGCGGATTTATTGAAATCGGATTGAATTTCATACCCTCCTCAAGAACTGCGACCTTGTGAGCGTTTCCGCTGCCGCCGTAGGCATCGTTCCATGCGTCACGCACCTTTTTCGGCTCTTTCAGAACACCCGGATGTTCAAGCACGCCGCTTGGTGTGCCGGAATTAGAAAAGAAGCTCGATCCGTATTCCTCGGCTGCAATGGAAAGCCCTATTGCATTCTTCGCCATTGCTATCGGCGAATAACCGATGAGCCCGTCAAAGCCAAGACCGACTATATGAAGAACCTCGTCCTTGCGAAACACGATTGTTCCTTGCTTGTCGGTAGTGTATGTGTAATACAGCATACCGTCCGAGCCACGGTCAATACGCATCTTCTCCGGCATAAGCGGATACAGCTCCGTAATCTCGCCTTTGCCGTTTCGGATAATCTGCGAGTATGAGTTACCCCACAAAAGCAGATGCGACATCATAACCTCTCGCATTACAAAGCTGTTCATTTCAGGGTTCGGTATGTCGTGCAGCAGACGATATAACGGGTGATTACATACACGCTCCTTGCCGTTGTCTGTGTATTCATAAACGTGAAGCGGCAGACTTGCCACTGTTTCCGAAATAATACGGACACAGGCATATACTGCCGTTGTCTGCATTGCCGAACGCTCTGTGACCGATTTACCCGCCCATGTTCGACCGAACGGAAAATATCGTCCTCCGCCGACACTGTCACCTGTGTGGTTTTGCGGTCTGTCTCGTGATTTGAATATTGATTTTATTATGTTCATGTCATGTTCCTCCATGTAAAAAATGCAACAAAAAAAGCACTTACCGATTTTTGATAAGTGCTTTAAATTAAATTTTAGTCATTTAATGAGGATAATATAATATCCAGCATTTGCCTCGGTGTTACAATATACGGTTTAGTAGGAAAGTGCTTTATATTTCCTGTTACCAAATAAGCATTCTCGTTCTTCCGCTCTTCCATCACAACTTCGTAAAACACTCTGTCTTTAGGATCAGGCAAATCAATATCTATTGTTTCCCCATTTATATAAATACCGCAATTCTTAATGGTATCTATTACATCAGTAATAATATCCTTTGTTAAATGAAATTTCGGTCTTGAAAGAACAGTTTCATATTCTTCAATAATGTCATCATTTACAATCGGAATGATAATCCCTCCGAACGCAAATTCCATTATATTGCCCGGCACGGAATTCCATTTCAGCATTGCCGAAACGAGAACATTGGTATCTATAACTGCATAATATTTCATACCATGGTCCTACTTTCTTGCCTCTGCAATTTCGGCATTTATTTCATCAAGTGTCATATCGGATATTCCATTTTCAGCAGCTATGCGGCTGGCTTCTTTCATTGCATTTAATGCCCGGTTTTCGGAATTGTTTACTTTCATACTGAAAGGAATACCATTTTCCTGAACAAGTCTTGCTATGCACATACGTAAATATGTCGGCAAATCAATGCCAAGCTGCTCACATATGTTAACTGCTTTTATTCTTGATGCATCATCTGTACGAAACTGCACTAATGAATTAGCCATACTCAACATCTCCTTTTGCTTTATTTTATCACTATTAGTATATCACTATTTGAAATCATTTGCAAGCATTTGTTTACAAATGCTATAATTTTTATAAATTTCTAAAATATAATCATAGAACGGTTATCATAAACGCTGCCTTGCTGTGAATTTTGATTTCGTGCACAGCGGTGGCGGACTCATATCCTTATAGACTTATATTCATAAATACCTTGCAAATCGCTCTCCGCAATTTCGGTGTACTCAACATTCCAACTCATACGCCGTACTCCTGACGCATTCTTTCAGCAACCGACTGTGTCGATGATACTCTTCCCGAATGTAAATCGTCCATGCCCTTTTCAATTTCCGAATTAAATTGTTGCTTGGATAATGAACTCATATCAAGTACCTGATGCTGCGGTAATTTCATGTCAAAAGGAATACCTCTCTGCAAAACCACTTGACGCAGAAAAATAGTTATTGCGTTTGACATTGGTATGCCTAATTGATCCAAAATATCCTCTGCCTGTTCTTTTATATCCGGCTCAACACGAGCATATATAGTTGATGTTTTTGCCATTGCTATCTCCTCCTTGCATTTACAACCTTCTGTTTATTTCTATGGTTATATTATACCACAATGTATTGCGATATGCAAGTCATTAGCAAGTTTTTTCTAAAACACAATTATTCCTCTGCTGTCATAAACACTGCCTTGCTGCGAATTCTGATTTCGTACACAGCGGTCAAGTGCCATAATTGCCGCGACAATTCCGTCAATCTTCTCTGTCGATTTCGCCTTTGTAGGCTTTACGTTCTCGGCTGCGTCCGTTTCTACCACGACATTTCCTGCCATCCAACGCAGCACGGGATTACCGCCGTGGACTATTTTGCCCTCCAACAGCAGCTTGTAAAATTCCTTTGTCGGCGGACTCATATCCTTATAGCCCTGCCCGATAGGAACCATCGTAAAACCATCATCTTCAAGATTCTGTATCATCTGCGTGGCATTCCATCGGTCAACTCCGATTTCTTTTATATTGAATTTCTTACCAAGCTCCTCAATGAATTTCTCTATGAAAGAGTAGTAAATTACATTACCCTCTGTAACATTCAAATACCCTTGCTTTCGCCACACATCATAAGGAACGTGGTCACGGCGAACACGCAGCTCCAATGTTTCCTCCGGCAGCCAAAAATACGGCAGTACATAATATGGCTCATTATCGTACTTCGGAGGAAATACAAGAACGAGTGCCGTAATATCCGAAGTGGACGAAAGGTCAAGTCCGCCGTAGCATTCGCGTCCTGCAAGATAATCCACATCAACAGGCTTGTCACCCTTATCGTAAATATGCTCTGGTATCCAACACACAGTGCTGTTCACCCATGTATTTAAACGTAACTGTCTGAATACGTTTTCCTCAGCCGGATTCTGCAATGCCTCTTGATATGCCTCACGCACACGCTCAATTTTGATTGTGTGTCCCAGTGACGGATTCGACTTGTACCAGTTCGCCTCATCGTGCCAATCGTCCTCCGGCTCCAAGCCATACACCACAGGATAAAAGGTATGGTCTATTTTTCTGCCCGATAAAATGTCTTTTGCCTTTGTGTGCATTTCATAACAGATTGAATTTCTATCTGTTCCGGCTGTCGTTATAATGAAAAACAACGGCTGTTCTCTCGCATCACCCGAACCCTTTGTAAGAACATCATACAGCTTTCGGTTTGGCTGTGCGTGCAATTCGTCAAAGACCAGTCCCGACACGTTCAAGCCGTGCTTTGTGCCTACCTCGGCTGAAAGAACTTGATAAAATCCCGCATTTGTGTAATTCACAACACGCTTTGTAGCGGTCATAATCTTTGAGCGTTTCATCAATGCCGGAGACATTTTCACCATTTGATTTGCTACATCAAAAACAATACTTGCTTGCTGTCGGTCGGCAGCCGCACCATAAACCTCGGCTGACGGTTCGTTATCGGCATAAAGCATATACAGTGCAACAGCCGCAGCCAGCTCCGACTTTCCGTTTTTCTTGCCGATTTCAACATATGCTGTATGAAACTGCCGTGTTCCGTCCGCCTTTACAATCCCGAAAATATCACGCACAATCTGCTCTTGCCACGGCAATAACCAGAACCTTTTTCCTGCCCATTTACCTTTTGTGTGCCTGAGATTTTCAATAAATGCAACCGCTCGGTCTGCTTTGCCTTTATCATAGTGTGATGTCGGCAGCATAAATTTTGATGGTGTGTAATTTTCAATTTGCGGATAATCCGCAGGTCTTGTTTCTGCCATTACAGATCACCGCCCAACAATCTGTCCATCTCATCTATGTATTCGTTTTTCTGCACGTCCGCTACAATTCTCGATCTTGACGCAGGTGTCAATCCGAACTGCTC